AGTTTTGCACAACTTTTGGTCCTGCTGTCACAAGTTCAGCTGTAGAAACGTTAGTTTGTTTATTTGCAAACGGTATTTCATCACTGACAGCAGTCATCTTTGCATTTGGATAAAGTGATCCATTTATGTATTTTGCTTTCATGTTTTACTCCTAATGTATTGTTGGGTTTATTAAACCTACTAAATCACCCAAATTTGCTTCCATTAAATCATTAGCTTGAGTATTTGTAAAATTATCATAATACAATAACTTTGCTACACTGATCATAGCGCCTGCTAATAATATACAATCTTCTTGTGATTTGCCACTGTTTTCTACTAAATTCATTAAAACATTGAAAAACACCCTAAGTTTTTTGTCAGCAGGTGATAATTGTTTTCTTTGCTTTTCCAAAACAATTGGAAGAAGTTTAATTTTACTCAATTAATTATCAAACCTAACATTTTTGTTAACGTCTACTGTTTTGGGTTGTTTTTGTTTTCTTAAATTAACATTTGCTCTTAATTGTGCAATATCTTCTTGTGAATCTATGCGATCAGCTGCTATATCCGAAGTTTGTTGCATTTTTTCTTCGTCTAAACCAAATCTAATTTGATCAGCCATTGATTTTCTCTCTAAATCACCTGCTTTTATGTTAATTTCTTGTTGTTTTAGATTTACTAGAGGGTCTTCACTGCCTTCATCTAAATATTCTTGTTCTTCTTGTACCATTTCAATAGTCATTTCTGCTACTTTTTCAGAAATTTGCTGTTCTAAAGCTTCTTGTATTTGAACTTGTACTTCTGGAGGTATTTGACCATTATATTGTTGAGTTGTTTGTTCTACAGTTTGTGCATTTTCTTCTTCTACTTCTTCTCTAGCTTGTAATCCTACGTGTTCCATAATATGCGCTTGTAATATAGCCATAGTAGGCGGATTGTTTTTAACTAAATTTGATGTCATGAAAGCTCTATGTGCATCCATGTGCGCTAAATGATTTTGTTGTCTAAATGCTATTAAAGATTGTCCTTTCAAAGAACTTGCATTTTCTACAGCAGGGTCTGCTGGTTTCGGTCCTTGAGGTGCTGGAAGTATTGCGTCAATATCCTTAACACCTAAAGCTTGATACATTCTTCTATAAGCTTCATACATATTGTGAGAAGATGGGTCAGCTTGAGCTAATTGTAATTGTGTTTGTGCTAAAGTAACACGCTGAGACATTGAAAAAATATTAGGGTCTGATACAGGGATTATATCAATGTCGGTACTAAAATCTTCGGCCTTTAAACTTTCTGTTGCATTTTCTCCTACATCATAAGGATAAAAAGGGGGTAAACTTTCAGCAAAAATTTTTCCTAACAATTTAAACTCTTGTCTTTGAGCATAATGTAATCTTTTGTGAATAGCAGACATGACTCTCGCGCCACGTTCCATTAATGCCATTGTTGTTCCTACAGGAGCATTTGATCCTACACTATCTCCTAATTTTTGATCTGCAATTGCAGCGAATCTTGATCCAGCCTCTACACAAAAACCTAGTAATTGAAATAAAGTTTGACTTGGTTCTTTGTATGGAAGAGGAATTAATCCTTCTCTTAAACTACCACCTGGTGCATCTACATCTCTGAACTCACCTGGTTGAAGAGGGCTGTCATCATCTTTAATTCTTAAACCTCTAGCTTTAAAACCAGCAGGCAGGTTGGCTAATGTACCAGCATCTAATAATTGTCTAAGTGCTGCTGTTGCTGTTCTAGATAAACCACCCAACATGTGTATAAGACCAAAGCCGTAAAAACTAAACCCCGGTAAAAATTTATAATGAACAAAGTAAGAAATCTTTTTTTGCTTTGGGTCATCTTCTTTGTAGTTTCTATATATAGATAAAACTTTAGAAGATCCTTCATCTATAGTTACAATATAAGGAACTTTAATTCCATCATCTGCATCGACTCCTGGTATATTAAGATCAACGTGCATTTCCAATAATTGGAAACTATCTCTTGTATAAGAAGTTTTTTTAATTCCTGCTATATCGCTTTCTCTTTCTTGGAGTCCACTCTCTTCATCAAAAACTTGTAATTCTATATCTCTGTAAAAACCTGCAACTTGTAGTTTGCGAATATCATTCTCTGATTTTCTTAATGTGTGTGTTACTCTTTCACAACTAGTTAAATCCGAAGCAAGGTAAGGAACATACAAATCATCAGAAGGAATAAATTTTGAAACCGCTCTCTCAAGTCCTGCATCATAATAAACTTTTTTAAAAGCTGAACCTGATAGTGGTAAATAGAAAAGTAAAGAGTCTAGGTCTGGATCATATTCATCCATCTCATGCATAATTTGGTAGTTCATATAATCTTTAACACGTTGTGCTTGAGATTCTTTTTGTGGAGTTAGTGCTCCAACAATTTGAGTATTAACAGGTCCACCTGCTGGTAGTAATTCTTTGTAAGCTTGTGCTTGAAACTGTGTGATAGCCTCAGACAACATCGGGTGGGTAACAGAACTTGCTCCTGCAAAAGGCATTGTTCTTTCTTGGTGTTTAAATCCTAAAAGATCTAAACCTTTTTTATAAGTTTCTTCCCACTCTTGCCTAGAAGATTTATCATCTTCATATCCTTGACGAAGATCACTTGAAATTTTTCCTAATTCATCGTCTTTTAAAACTTCTGCTAAGTTCATATCAAAAGTTGTCTCTAACATCTCTTGCTGTTCACCTACGATAGCTGAACCATCTTCTAATATTTCTATGTCTGGTCCAAGTCCCTCTTCAACTTGCATTTGTACCATTTGTGAAACTGCTTCTTCTTCTGCAGGTAAAAACCCGTTTGTTGTCGATCCTTCAATTTTTTTATCAACTGCCACTCTATGCTACCTCAAATATGTCCATATCCTCTGGAGTATACATAAATCCTCCTGATTTCCTATGAGTTTTACTAGGTAATAGCATTTCAGGTGTTATTTTGATAGCAAAAACTTCTTTAAAATTTTCAGAATTTTTTACTTGTTCATTTATTGCCGAAGGAGTATTAGCATATTCAGCATCATCTAGTTGAACTTTAATAATTTTAAATTCAGAGTTATTATCCTTTGCTGCTTTTTTTAATATCTTTTCAATAGCAGATGTATAATGTTTTCCTTTAGGATCAACAGAATCTGGACCACCATAAAATTCTTCCATGCCAATACCTTTCATGTCTTTAGTTCTTTGATCTAAAGGAGTAGCTGTTCCACCACTTTGGCTGTAACGTTTTGTTATATATTTACTAGGAGAAACAGCGTACCATTCTGCAGCTCCCTCTACTGCATCTTCACCATAAAGTCTGTTAGCGGCAATACTTAAATCATTTTTAATTAAAGCTGAGCCCCATTCAGTTCTGTTTTTAAAAGGTACATTAGGATATAAATACTTCATTGCATTTTCAGAAAGTGAAGTTTTTAACTCACTTAACATTACTTTTTCTTTTTCTGCCGCCTCAAAAGCTTTTTTCTGTAATTCTTTAGAAGGTCTTACTCCTGCTGCAGCTAACTCATTAAATACCATTTTATTTTCAACAAACTTATCTAAAAATTGTTGCATTTCTAAAGGGTTTTTAAACATAGGTCTAAAAACAGTTTTATTTTTTAGAAAAAATTCTACAACTTCAGGGTTTAAATCTTGTGAAAGTCTATAGTCACCTGCAATCGCGTTTGCTCTTGTAGTTGCATTTGTATCAATAAGATCTCCTAAAGCTCTAGTCATTTTTTCTTCAAACTTTTTTGCTTGTTGTAAAATATCTGATTGTATTTCATCAGCAAAGGTTACATTAATATAACCTGCTTGCGATGAATCATTATGTATTTTTAATTTTTCTGCATCTTTATATAATTTATCATCAAAAGCTTTTATTTGATTATAAAGAGCGCTATCTTGTGCTTTTAACTCGTCCGCATAATTTTCGTAAAGCCTATTAATACTATTATCTGTCCAAAGGCCATCATCAAAATAAGATTTAATGTAGGGATCTTCTTCGGAAAGTTTTTTTAAAGATGATAATTTTAATTCTTTTGCTTGATTATTAACAGTGTCAATGTTTTTTGTAAGAGTTTTTAATTCTTTAGCTGCAAGAGAACCTATCCCATTAGTTGCTACAGGATCAGGATTAATAGCTAATCTATCGCTGGATCTTGTCCAACCTAAAACATATTTTTCATCAAAGCTGTGAGATTGATCACCTGACTTTATTACTCCAGGATCCATTGGTATGTATTCTGGTTTTAAAAATACAACGTTTTCTCTGTAACTACCTGGCACATAGCCTGGTTCCATATAGCTATTAGCGTACTGAGGATTCTTTACACCTCCATACAAACTATTACCATAAGTAATTCTATCTATTCCTCTAATAGGAGCTTTACGTATTATTTTTAATAAATCATTTTTATCAATAGGTACTCCACTATTTTTAGAACTTTTTAAATACTCTGTTAAAGCGTTATCATCTACTTCAACTTTAGGAATCCCTTTGGAATTTAAAAATTTGTATAGTGACTCTGCATCAGTAAATTTCTCGGGTGTGTTAGGGTCCATGAGTTTGGCTTCCAGTCCAGAATAAAAAATGTTTTCATTTTCTTCAGGTGAATCAATAATTTTTTTAGACTTAGGGTTTGTCACTGTTGTGCCATCTGGAATAATGTCATCTAAAAATTGTGATGTATCAGTATCTTGTGCCTCGTAGGAATCTTCTTTAACAATTTTATTTTTAATAGAGTTGAGAATACTAGCTTCACCTTTACTATAACTTTCTTTAAGTATTTTTGCTTTATCTATACCTGCAACGGCCCAAGCAGGGACTTTTCCAAAAATATTAGCTACCTTAACCCCCTCGATATCATCTAAGAAATTATTAGATTTCTTTTTAGCCAAAGGCATATCTATGTCAAATATTTCTAAATCGTCATAAGATTCATAACCAGGTTGATTAATATATTTTTGGATATCCATGTAGGGATCTTCCTGTGTAATAGGATTACTAAAAGCTCCACCATACTCAGAATTATCTTCATCAGGATCTCCACCTCTTGACATTTCTTTTGGTTCTTCTGGTTCTCCTGCTATTCTATCTATAGTCCCTAGAGCAAAAGCTCCTGGAATAATTTTCAATAAATTACTCTGCATCTTTTTTAAAGTATCTATACTAGGGATTAGGCCTTCCTTTATGCCTTTTAAACCTTTTATATTAATTGTGTCCATAAACTGGCCTACAGAATATGGAAAAGCTCCTTTTAGTTTTTGATAAATTTTAGGACTTTTTATCGCTAAAGTTCCTAAAGCTTTGGGAAAAGCCATCAGATCTACTCCTAAAGTAGTTATTGTTTCTAAGTTTTTCATACTTGGATCTGAATAATCCTCGTCATCAAAGACGTCTGGGATAAGATATGTTTTAAGTAACTCTTCGTCATTTAATGCATTAATTGCATAAGCAGATATTTGAGCCATTGCTGGTATAGTGTTGGCCACATTAATGGCTGTGTTAACAGCTAACTTACCATAATCGCCTGGAAAATTTTTTAATCTCTCAATGGCTGCAGCTTTGTCTTCTTCTGTTAAAGACTCGTATCGCTCTTGAGGTGTTTGTATATTAGAACGTAGCCCCATATTTCCACGTATATTCTCAATATTGTATATATCTTCATTATATATATCTTCATCTAATGTATCAGGACTTAATACGTCAGATCTGCTGTAATTTATATTATCTTGTGCCATTTTAATCGGATTCTAACATTTCTTCAATGTCAAGCAACCCTCCTTTTTGAAGATTTTTAACTTTATTATATGAAGGAAGTATTCTTTTATCTTTAGAACCAGGCACAATGTTATCTTTTAAAGATTCTTTTAATTGTAGAACATTGTCATACTGTCCCCCATAGTACTTAATACTGCCTTTGCTATCAGGAATAGCAAGATCTATTCCAAAATCTTTTGCCGTGCTGGATAGCATTTCTATTCTATTACTAAAACCTTGCACTTTTGCGATGTCTTTGCTGTTTGGAGTTCCAAAAAGTTCTTTTTGATTGCTGTTTATTAATTTTTCGAGAGCCCTGTCTTTTGCTAGCATAGTAAGCTGTATTTTTTTTCTAAGTTCTTCTGCTATTTTTTCATTTCTTTTCTTCGTTGTTAAATTTGTAGGAGCTCTAAATCTCATAGCTACATCCTTTTTATCTAAATTATCAGCTAATCGGTAGGCATCTTCTTTACCAAGAAGATGGTGTTTTTGTAAATAATTTGGATCATTAACTTTTTCAGAAAAAAATCTTTTTATTCTAGGATTTGTAGCCAATCTTTTTATAAATTTTGATTGAGGGGTAGTTCCATAGGAGGTTCTTAATTGTTTTTTTTTACTTAGCTTTTTAATTTTTGTTAAATCATTATTATTATAATTAATTTCACTATCTATAAAATTAAATAATTCAGGTTCATGTTTTTTCATAGTATCTTTATTGTTATTCCAAAAACTTTTTTTAAGATTTAAAGAAAGTATATCTGAAATATTATAATGATCCCTACCAGTTTGTTTTTTTCTTCCTACAAAATTTAGCATGTCCGATGTTGCTTCGTTGATTGTTTTGAATTCAGTTTCCATAATATTTTTTATCATTAAAAATCTATCGTTTGCTCCCCCTGGTTTGTAATACTCTGTGTACCTTTTCTTTGCTTCTGCAGCATCAAACTCTTTTTTGCTTCTATTTTTTTTAATCATACGCATGGCTTCTTTTGTTGCTTCAGTAAAATCTTTCGAGCCTCTAACACCACTTAGATAATTTTTTACTGTTTCAGGTTTAAGCGCACTTTTTGCTGAGGTTGTATCATAAAACTTTCTCTCACCAACTATATTTAATGCATCTACATAAAGTTTTTTAATATATTTATTAGCACCAGGGATTTTTTCATGATCCCCTCCATTTTTATAAATAATATTTAGTTCATTCTGAATAATTTTTTTGATTGCATTACTATTTTTAATAGTATTCCTTCCAGTTGTTTTTGCGTTAAAACTATCAATAACAGGTTTAATAACTTTTTCAGCTCGTTCCGCTATTTTTAAAAAATTAACATTATCTGCTATCTCTGGAATATTTTTAAGAATCCAACTTCCTAGATCTTTTCCTATCATTAGTAATAACTCCTTGGTTCTATATACATTTTTTCATCTTGATAGTCGGAGTCTAGCTGAATAAAATTGCCTTGTCTAAACCTAAGTAAGGCTTGTGTCGTTGAGTCAACTAAATCGTCATGTTCACCGAAAGGAAAGGCTGCACATTCTTCAATCACTTCTTCTGCCCAACGGTCCTCGGTACACCAAACTTGTCCCGCTTCAAATAGTGGAGCTACAGAGTTAACACGAACGTGTTTATCATTACCCTTACTAGGTGTATATGTAACAACGGGTATGCCAAGCTGCCGTAGCTCCTGGGTTAAAGGCATACCAGATGCTTTCGCTTCAATCAAGATTGTTTCGGGTTCCCAGTATGTATATTCTTCTAATGCTATTTTTTTTAAATCTGGAAAATCCCAACGTCCCTTTTTCATTGCTAATAATATAATGTTCCACGGTCCGTGCTCCACGGGTCTGAATACACCCCACGTTGTAATAGCACTAAAGTCCGCAGTTTCTTTTTTACTAAACGCAGTATCATAACTTTGTATGACGTGTGTTAAATCAGGAATCTTATCATCTGTCCAAATATTCCACCACTCTCGTTTAATA